ACGAAATTCAGATTCGAGGTTGAGAATACAACCGCGGGTAGGGACGCGGTAATCCGGAGTGCCATATACAATGTCCAGTTCCTCCACGATTAAGGGGACGCCATGATCGCTTTCGTCCGGTACACCACAGGGCTTGGGAACGCGGCAATCCACGCGAGGCTTAGGAACGCTACCGGCCAATTCTACGACTTCACGAACAAGAACTGGCAAGCCGGCGCCGATGCGGATACGAAGCAGAACCTCACCGAATACGCCGATTCGGACCCCACGACCTCCTACTACGCGAAGGAGATCCTGGTCCCGGGTACGGGCATCTACAGCGTGGAGGTTGTACTGGACGCCACAAGCCTTGTCCTTGGGTACGAATCCACCCGGGACGCGACGATGTACATGGCAGAGCACGGGGCTGTCGTAGACGATGTTGCCAACGCAGCGAACTTCTTCGAGACGAATCTGACCTCGGCCGTCAGCGACTACTGCGTGGGATCCTTCCTGAAATTCACCAGCGGTACGCTGATAAATCAGACGCGGAGGATTTCAGCGTACAACGGTACGGGCTTCACGATCACCGTTTCGAGCGCGTTCACGGCGGAACCGACCGCTGCGGATACGTTCGTTATCATCAACCAGTAGGGGGATCGAATGGCTATCGTCAGCGGGGACCTGAAGCTCTACCTTACCGGAGGGGCTGCAAACGCGGATACAACCCTGTCCCTGGGCGGTACGACCTCGAGCGTCGCATTCACGGACAACACCCTCGACAAGCTGTTCGCCAGCGTCACTCCGGCGGAAGGACTTGCGGGAAGCGTCAAGTATCGTGCGCTGACCTTCAAGAACACTTCCGCGCTTACCGCCTACGCAGCCGCCATCTACATCGCACAGGAGACGACCTCCACATACACGACGGTTGCCTTGGCCTACGACGCCACCGGCACGCAGAGCGTTGTGAACGAGAATACGGCGCCGATCGGTCTTTCGTTCACCACGCCTCTGTCGCTTGCTACGGCGATCGCGCTTGGAGATGTTGCCGCGGCTGCGGTGCGAAGGATCTGGTTTAGGCGAACGGTGACGGCAGGGGCGGTCCTTGCCGCAGATCAAGGTCAGATCACCGTCACAGTCGGCAATAGTCCTTGAGCTACTACCTCCTTGCGAGAGGGGATGGAAGTTCCCCCGAGCAGTACGCGATCAGCCGTACGTTCACCTATTCGTGGAACGTCTATGAAGGCATTTCGGCGACGTTTACTTATGTTTGGAATATCTTCGGCGGCGTGTCCAACACCTTCACCTACAAATGGAACGTGCAGGCGTATCTATCGCAAACGTGGACGTATAAATGGAACATCGGGTACTACATCTCGCGGACGTACACGTACTTGTGGACGATAGGGTCAGTACTTACCGGCAAGGTTAAGTACAGTTTCCGCACGAACGCCGTTGTAAACAGGTTCTACCGGATGTTCCGAAATGGTTAATCCAGTTCTTTCGGCGGTGTTGTCCGGACAGCGTAAGATCCTTCTGTCGTGGACCTTCGGGAACAATGCTGATTTTCAGGTGTTCTGGAAGTCAAGCAGCCCCCCGGGACAGGAGTACGTATTGCTTGCCACAACGAACTCATTATCTTATATAACGGGTGATCTTAATCCGTCTGTAACCTATTCGTTCTTTGTAAGGGCGAATGTCGGAGTTAGTTCATACGACAGTAATGCTGTATCACTATTTGTGGCGTGTGGTCAGATGCAGTTATTACAACCGGATTATTTAATAATACTTCCGTTTAACGATAACGACCCGGTTCTTAAAATTGACACGGAAACATTTACCATTTTAGACGTTTCACTCACACTTCCGTTTGGAACCGAGTCTGGAACGAGTTTCGGAAAATATGTTTATATAGGAGATTTCGGAGATGGGTTACAATTAAAAGTTGACTCGGATACGATGACCGTAGTTGCAAGTTGTTACACCAACTGGACTGGTCTTAGTTTGGTAGGCAATACCACATTAGATCGGGTTACGGATAGAGCAAGCGATGACCCCCCACCTGTCCCCGAAGGGCATCTTTGGACATTCGATACCGCAGGGAAATATGCGGCCATATCGGGAGATGGGGAATATGTTTATTTTAATGGTATTCTGGTAGATTATGGCACAAACCCTACATGGGTTTGGCGAGTTATTGATGGAGATCCCATTAACTTCCCTAATGGAGGGTGTTGGGATTTACATTTAAGTTCTGAAATTGGACTTACATCGGGAGGAATTGGGGTAATAAAAATAAGAACATCTGACATGACTGTTATGTCGTATAAAAATCCCAACAATGAACTGTATGATTTTTATTTGGAGGATTGGTGTACTACTGTAACAGATGGAAATTATGTTTATGTAGACGTTTCTTCTGCCAATGTTGGTGATGGATCTATTCAATCCAACTTAAAACTCGATAAGGATACCTTGGAGATAGTAGATGTTTTTCCGGTAATGTTTGAAGGTCATCCCTATGAGAACATAGGTGCAACCGTAATAGTGGGTGGATTTCTATACATAGCAGCTAATTCCGGCAATGATTATGGTCTCCCCAGTGATGATGTTACAAGGATATTCAAGATAGACCTGTCTACTTATTCATTAAACAGTGTATCTGATGGATTTTTATTATCAGTCGGCGTCCGGCCAGATTTATGGGAAGTTGAGGCATACAATGGTAAATTATATTTTGCCGATCCTTGGGGATATGAATATCATATAGATCCATCTCTAATAAAAGCAGAAATATTTGTCATAGATGCAACCACCCTTGCAGTAGAACATAACTTCCAGGTTCCAGATGTGGACGTAGAGATAGAGGGGGTTACGGCCATTGGGGAGTTTTTATTCGTTAACGGAGATAATAAGGTTTATAAATATAATATAAGTACATTGTCTCTTATAGATACATTAACTATACCGATGTATGGGGAAAGACTTTATTATACAATGGTGTCAGTGAAGGTAACTTCATCCGACGAGGTCGAAATACTGGTTCCCCCTGGCCCTTCATGACTGGAACGTTTGAAAAATGGTCTGAAACTCGCGGACTCGAGACGGCATGAAAGGCAGAAGCATGGACAATATAACTAAATCCCCCAACGAAAAGTTCCCGATCTATTTCAATTTCTCGAGCGATATGATCGTGGGGGAAACGATCTCCACGAAAACGCTTACCTGTGTCAATTCGGCCACGGGAGTGACGAGTAAGGCTACAATCGTTGATAGCGAAACGATCGCTTCTCCTGATGTGAAAGTGGTGGTGAAGGCCGGTACGGAGGACGATGAGCACTCTCTCCAATGTGTCGTGGTGACGAGCAACGGGAACACCTATCAACGGGATCTCCTCCTGTACGTTCGTTCCTTGGTGGATGATTCCTTCACGAAACAACCGGCCGATGCCTTCTTGTTCGATGTGGACTTCACGCGCCGGCTCGAAAGCGGGGATACGGTTGCTTCCGCAGCGGTGTCGGCCATCAAGGAATCGGATGGTTCCGCAGCAAGTGTATACAACACCGCATCGGTGGTCTCCCCGAAGATCGGGGTGCCTGTATATGGGGGTATAAATGGTTATACCTATAGATTCGGCGTCAGGGGCACGACGAACATGGGATATATCTATGAAAAGTTTATTCGCATGAACGTCCAGGAGTTTTAACGATGCCGATTGCTTATTTCAACTTCGCGGACGTTGACAAGGGCATCGCCACCGAATTCCCCTCCACCAAGGTTGTGTGGTCAACGGGCAACAACGTCCGAATTACGCCGGGATATGTTTCTAAGACTCTTGGGAAATCTCTCGTAGCAACAAACTCAGGTTCGGTTCCAATACGCGCAATGTTTACTTTCGTCGGTACGGACGGAGCGGTTCGGACCATCATGTGTTGCGATACAGTAGTCCATGCCTACGACTCGACCTTCGGATCCTATACAGACATAACACCGGCGTCGCCTCCCACCGGCGGGGCGACGGACGTGTGGCAGTTCGCGCTTGTATCAGGGTTGCCGATCCTGTCGAACGGGAAAGACGCGATATGGAAGTGGACTTCCTACGCCGGAGTCCTTACGGCCCTGACGGGCGCTCCCACCTACGCGAAACGGATATCGAGTTGCATGAACCGGATGGTAGTGTCGAATCTACAGGAGGGCGGGTACACCTATCCCGGCAGGGTGCGTTGGTCGGAGATGGGCCTCCCCGAGAATTGGACGATCGACACGACCAACAAGGCCGGCAGACACGATATCATGTCGTATCAGGGCGGGGTCGAAGCCCACGCGAACATCAAGGCGCAGATCACACGGGGCCATGAGGTGTTCTTCTTCACCGAGCGTGGGTTGTGGAAAGCCGACTTCGCAGCGGCGACAAGGAACTTCATCGTCGTGAATCCCATCACAGAAATCCTGTCCCCAAAGGCGCTCTGCAAGAAAGAGGAAACGATCTACTTCATCGGGAAGAACGATCTGTACTGGACCGGCGGTGGGGATCCCACGGCGTTCGGTTTGCCAATACGGACGGAGTTGTTTGACAATCTCGCCGCCAGCTATCTTCACACGGCGTTCGTGTTCGCTCCCTACCTTACCGATGAAGTGTGGTTCTGTGTGGCCCAGACGGGGTACACAGTTCCCAACAAAGCGTTCACCTACAACACCCAAACGAAATCCTTCTCTATTCAGGATGTGGATTTCTCCTGCCACGCAGAAGCCCTACACACCTCTATCCCCTATGATGTGGTGGGGAACGCTTCGGGGCAGATCCTACGACTCGACAGTGGGTTCAACAATGCCGATGGAACCGCCATCAACGGAATGGTGGAGACGGGCGACATGACCTTCGGCGTGCCGGATCAGATGAAGCGCATCTCGGAAGTAATCCCGGAACTGGCCGTTCAAGACACGGTGAGCGAACTGATGATCCAAGTGGGCGTGAGGAACCGCCTGTCGGACGATATACGCTGGTCGGATCCGGTGCCGTTCACCATCGGCGTATCGGAGAAATGCGATTTCAACGGATTCAGGAAGGAAGGTAAATACGTTCGGGTGCGGTTCTATTCCGATCTTGTGACGAGTCCCTGGGCTTTAAGCGGGTACACCATAAAATACGAGGAGGCCGGAACAAGATGAGTATTCACGGAATTCGGGAATCCATTGGGTCAAGGGCGATCGTGGATATAGAACCGGCGAAGATCCAACTCATCATGGGGCTGATCCCCTGCCAGAACCAGTACGTCCTGAATGTGGTGTCTCCCGTCATCATGCCCGGGTTGAGGGAACTGGAACGGATATGTATGGAGGAATTCACCGCGGGACAGATAATGAACGATATCCTGTTCGGAGGGAAGCAACTCCACATGGCGTATCTGGATAAGACCGGGGTTGTGCCACAAAACAAATACCAGGAGCAATTCGTAACGTACTTGCAGAATCCGCAGGAGAATTTCGTGGGGTTTACCGTCATCGAACCGCTTCGCCATTCGGGATTCCACATCTTCGGGATCTATATCATTCCGGAGTATAGGGAAACGAACCTCATCAAGTACGGACTTTCATATCTCGAAGCGGAAGCCCGAAAGATGGGCGCTCCGTATCTTTCCGCGGCCACAAGGCATGATGTTTCAGGAGCGTTGTCGAAACTCGGATTCGTGGAGACAACCTGCAACTACAGGAAGAGACTCAAGGAGTAGACCATGATTTCTTTTGTAGGACAGCGGGGTAGATTCTCCCATCGAGCAGGGGTCCGAAGGACGCTGATGGACATTCCAAGGGGATCCAGATGGGGCGGTGGTGGTGGCGGCTCCGGGGATTCGGTCAGTTACACGAACCTCATCCCCACCTATATTCCCGGATTCCAGGACTGGACGGTGGAGTACCTGACAAACGCAGCTTCTCTTTCGATGAGCAATTTCACCGCGTATCCGAGCCTTACTTACGCGGCGCAAGATGCAAATGAAACAGACGGCATAGCGGCCTTGGCGACCCGGGGACGGTATGGATCTACCATCGAACTTGACGGAAAGGCACTCCTTCGGAACTTATATGACGGCCTGAAGATTGCGTCAAACAGCAAAATAGGGGCGCTGTACGCGGCACAGATAGAAGCTCTCCTGCAAGAATTCGATGAGGATGTGTTGCCACAAATCCGGGCGAATTATGTCTTGGCTTGGGGTGGGAGTCAGCACAACGTAGCCGAAGCGAAAGCGGCCGAAAAGATGATGGCGAAGATCAATGATATAGCCAAAATGTACTACGACGATTACCGGCATGAGCGGTCCTTGCAGCAACAGGCGATGGCTCATGCGACTCCATACGGACTTCAATGTATCCGCGACATGGATATGCTGCGACAGGCTGGAGTGTACGCAAGGGAATTTGTCCAGAAGGGTTACGAGAACGATTGGGAGAAGTGGAACGACGAGATGACGTTCCCAATACGGAATCTGGATATTCTTGGGAACGCAGTAAGGACGATACTTTCAACCTATCGGCAAACGTCTACAAAGTATTACAGACCGTCAACGATCGCACAGATCGCGGGGGTGGCAATCGCTGGACTTTCGCTCTACTCGATGTTCTCGGGAACGTCCATGTCTCCGTATACGAACGCAGGGGCGGCGGGGGCGAAGGGTGTATCGGCGAAAGATCAGGCAGGAGCGAACATGATGGCGGGGAATGATGAAACTCCTCAGAATCAAACGGGCCTTCCCATGAACACAGGATACGGGGGGTTTTAGGTTATGGGTACCAACACCGTAATAACCGTTCCTCCGTGGGCTGAGGAATATGTAACGCTGTACGCGGAGCGAGCCCGGGCGCTTTCGGCTGCGATGGGTACGGAGCCGAGGTTTGCGGCGGCTTCCGGA